GGACGAGGAGGTAGACGAGGACACGGACGATGGAGGTAGACGAGGAGGTAGACGAGGAGGTAGACGAGGAGGTAGACGAGGAGGTAGACGAGGACACGGAGATAGCTCCGGACGAGGAGATAGAGGTAGAGGTAGATCCGGACACGGAGGTAGATCCGGACACGGAGGTAGATCCGATTGTGACCACTGAGGTTGACCCTGTTACGGTTGACCCTGTTATTACGGTAGATCCATTTTTTGAGACAGAGCCACCAATAGTAGATCCGTATGATCCTCCTACGATTGATCCTCCTGTTACGGTAACACCACCCTCAAAGCCTGTGGAAGTTGATCCAAATGAAGTGGTTTTAGAAAACATTGAAGACATGCTATTAACAACGTTTAGCGGTATTGGTGGTCTTACAGCGTTGCCTCCTGCTTTTCAGGGGGGATATACTGCTTATGGACAAGAAAAGGGGTTGGGGGCAAACTCTTACGGTTTTAACTTTGGAGACAACTACAAGACATCGCCTGACCAAATAGGGGGACTGTATTCTTTGCTGAACCAATATAATACTAAGGCTTATTCAAGAAGGTAGCGAATGAATCTACAAGCGTTACCAGAAGAAGCGTTAAAGGAGATTCTTGCGCTTACTGAGGCCAAGAAGCGTCTTGACTTGCAAGACGAGGCGCAGAATTTGTTCATGCCTTTTGCGCATCATGTGTATGAAAATTTTATTGAGGGCAGGCATCACCGTGTGATTGCAGAGAAGCTGGAGCGTGTGGCTCGTGGTGAGTTGAAGCGGTTAATTATTAACATGCCGCCGCGTCATTCCAAGTCTGAGTTTGCCAGTTTTTTGATGCCAGCATGGTTTTTGGGCCGTAATTCTAAACTAAAGATAATTCAGGCTACCCACAATACCGAGTTGGCAGTACGATTTGGTAGGAAGGTACGAGATTTAATTGATGATCCTGCGTACAAAGAGATATTTCCCAACACTCACTTGAAGGAAGACAACAAGGGCGCGGGTAAGTGGCAGACNAGTGATGGTGGTGAGTACTTTGCTGCGGGTGTTGGTGCTGCGGTAACTGGTCGTGGTGCGGATTTGTTTGTTATTGATGACCCTCACTCGGAGCAGGATGCGATGAGCGAGAGTGCGTTTGACAATGCGTATGAATGGTACACTTCTGGACCTCGTCAGCGTCTTCAACCGGGCGGTTCGATTATCATTGTTATGACTCGTTGGGGTAAGAAGGACCTTACGGGCCGATTATTGGCGGCACAGGGTAACGATGTGATGTCTGATCAGTGGGAGGTGGTGGAATTTCCTGCTATTATGCCCTCGGACGAACCGTTATGGCCTGAGTTTTGGGAAAAAGACGCATTATTAGGGATTAAGGCGTCATTACCTGTGGCAAAGTGGAATGCGCAGTGGCAGCAGACGCCAACTGCGTCCGAATCGGCCATAATTAAGCGAGAATGGTGGAATGACTGGGATAGTGAGACGATTCCGCCGATAGATTACATTGTTCAGGCGTATGATACGGCGTTTTCCAAGAAAGAGAGTGCGGATTACAGTGCGATTACGACTTGGGGCATATTTAAGCCCGAAGAGGGTGGTCCTGACCATATAATCTTGTTGGATGCGCAGCGTGGGCGGTGGAATTTCCCTGAACTAAAGGAAGTTGCCTATGAAGAACACGAATACTGGGAACCAGACATGGTATTGGTCGAAGCGAAAGCGACAGGTACACCGCTCATTGACGAGTTGCGGCTCCGTGGTATTCCAGCCTTGGGCTTTGCTCCGGGCAAAGGATCTGATAAGGTGTCGAGGATGCACATGGTTGCCCCCTTGTTTGAGGCGGGAATTGTTTGGGCACCGAAGGACAAAAAGTTTGCAGATGAGGTAATTGAAGAGGTTGTTTCATTTCCTTATGGCGATAATGACGATTATTGTGATAGCATGACGTTAGCTTTGATGCGTTTTCGCCGTGGCGGGTTTATTTCGCTAGAGAATGAAGACTACGGGGATGATTATCCTCAACGTAAACGGGAGTACTACTGATGGCTATTGCCCCACGTATGAATACAGAACCAAGTGATCTTCCCATGGTTGAGGTCCCTGTTCAGGAGATGCCTGACTTTTCTGGCGGTGCGGAGGTTCTTCCTGACGGTCAGGGAGGAGCGATGATACAGGCGTTGATAGCGGAGGCCGAGGCTGGGCCTCAAGAGGTGATTGAGCACAACGCTAATCTATGTGAGTATTTAGAGGATGGTTACTTAGGTGAGATATCGTCTGAGTTAAGGGCTTCATATGAGGAAGACTTAGAGTCTCGTTCTGAGTGGGAAGAAGCGTACACCAATGGTTTAGATCAGTTGGGTATTAAGCACGAGGAGCGCACACAACCGTTCCAAGGAGCTTCCGGGGTTACACACCCGTTGATATCGGAGAGTGTCACGCAGTTTCAGGCACAGGCGTACAAAGAATTGTTACCTGCGGGTGGGCCAGTGCAGACTCAGGTGTTGGGTTTGCAGGATNCNCAGCGNGAGGAGCAGGCGGCTCGTGTTAAGGACTTCATGAATTATCAGGTCATGGAGGTTATGGAAGAGTTTGATCCTGACATGGATCAGTTGTTGTTTTATTTACCCTTGTCTGGATCTACGTTTAAGAAGGTGTATTACGACGAGGGCAAGCAACGGGCTGTATCTAAGTTCGTTCCTGCGCAGGATCTTGTGGTTTCATACATGGCTTCTGATTTACAGACGGCTCCTCGTGTTACTCACGTTTTGCGGATGGACGCTAATGAGGTTCGCAAGTTACAGGTTTCGGGTTTTTATCGTGATGTGGAGTTATCCAAGTACGACGAGTCCGAGGATGAGGTTAGGCAGAAGGTAAACGAGATTCAAGGTACGTCTAAGACGTACATGGACGATGTGTTTACGATACTAGAGATGCATGTTGATTTAGACCTTGAGGGGTTTGAGGACATGTCTCCGGAAGGGGAGCCTACGGGTATTGCGTTGCCATATATTGTATCCTTGGACGAGGGTTCGGGTGATATTTTGTCTATTCGTCGTAACTTTGAGGAGGGAACGGGCCTAGCCAAGAAGACGCAGTATTTTGTTCACTATCGTTTTATGCCGGGTTTAGGGTTTTATGGTTTTGGCATAATACACATGATTGGTGGCCTTGGTCGTGCGGCGACGAGTATTTTACGCCAGTTAATTGATGCGGGTACTCTTGCTAACCTCCCGGCGGGATTTAAGGCTAGGGGTGTACGAGTTCGTAACGATGACGAGCCTTTGCAGCCGGGTGAGTGGCGGGATATTGACGCTCCGGGGGGCAACATCCGTGATGCAATTATACCACTACCGTATAAGGAGCCATCCGCTACATTAGGCCAGTTGTTAGGTGCCTTGGTAGATGGTGGCAGACGATTTATTTCTCTTGCGGATCAACAGACTGGAGATGGCAACAATGCTGCTCCGGTGGGCACCACGGTGGCTCTTTTGGAGCGTGGCATGAAAGTGATGTCGGCTATACACAAGCGGCTGCACTATGCACAGAAGACAGAGTTTCGTATTCTGGCTAGGATCTTTAGGGACAACTTACCGCAAGAATATCCGTATGATGTGACGGGTGCGGAGCGCACGATTATGGCGCAGGACTTTGACGGGCGTGTAGATGTTATTCCTGTTAGTGATCCGAACATATTCTCTATGTCTCAGCGAGTAACGCTGGCGCAATCTCAGTTGCAGTTGGCGCAAGCCAGCCCTCAGATGCACAACTTACATGCTGCGTATCGTCGTATGTATTTGGCTCTTGAGGTGCAGAACATAGACGAGATACTACCGCCCCCTCCTGAACCGAAGCCTATGGACCCGTTGATTGAAAACGCTAGGGCGTTGACAGGCGAGTTGTTGAGGGCTTTTCCCGAACAAGATCATGATGCTCACATTGAGATACATTTGATGTTTATGGGTACGCCTTTGGTGCAAACATCCCCACAGGTTATGGGTACGTTTTATGGTCACTTGCAGGAGCACGTTTCCATGAAAGCGTTGAATATGGTTATTCAACAGATTCAAAACTTAATAACTCAGGTAGAGCTAAAAGTTGAGAAGGGGGAGCTTGATCCTAGACAGGCTCAAGCACAGATTCAAGAAGTACAAACGCAGATGCAAAATCCCGAAGAGCTAAACAAAATGGTTGTTTTGCAAGAGAAGGATTTGTTGGCGGAGCTAATGCCTCGTATGCTGCCTGCGCCCAATGATCCCATGGCTGATCCTCTTGTGCAGATTAGGATGCAGGAGCTTGATGTTAAGCAGAAGGATTTGCAGCGCAAAGCATTGGATGACGCTGCGCAACTTAGTCTTGAGGGTCAACGCATGGAGCAACGTGCTGTTACTGACTCCGCTCGTATTGAGAGTCAAGAAGAGATCGCGGATGATCGCAATACTGTGAACCGTGAGCGGATTGACGTTCAACGCGAAGCGATGCGCCGAAGAAACTAACATCTCATGATTGAGGTTGTCACTGCGATAACTATGGCCTCAAATGCGTTTTCCGCACTCAAGAAGGGTATGCAGGTAGGCCGGGACT